CACCTCCAGCAGCGGCAGAAGCACCTCCAGCAGCGGCAGAAGCACCTCCAGCAGCACCAGCAGCACCAGCAGGAGCAGCACCACCACCAGCAGCAGCACCTCCTCCAGCAGACCCAGCAGCAGCAGCACCACCAGCAGCAGCAGCACCTCCTCCAGCAGACCCAGCAGCAGCAGGAGCAGACCCAACAGGAGAAGGGCCAATAGCAGAGATAGTAGATGATGAAGAGATAGTAGGTGATGATGGCCCACAAGAAGAGGTAGTACCGATAGCAGGAGACCAGCCGGGGACCGTAGGGGTTATCGACTCAAAAGCAGCGGCAGAGGTTGGTAAGCAACCATTAACTGAAATTAGGAACCCCCCACCACCCCCAAATGCACCACCTACAACAGTTGGCCACGCGCCGCCGCGGTCCAGAATAGGGCCTACAGCCCCAAGCGAAACAGGCAGGGGTGGGTTTCTCGGAGCAGCACCAACAGAAGAAGATACGCAAGCGAGAATGGATAGGACAACTGCAGAGTTAGAGGATATTAAAGCGCAATCAGAAGCAGACTCAGTAAAAAGTTCTAAAGATGATGCTGCTTTTGATATGGCGTGGAATCATCTTTCTCTACGGAAGTACATGTCACCTAAAGACATAGAGCGATTCATAAGACAACAACGAAGAGCAGGTAGAACTGCAGAGGGCAATCCCGGGAAAGAACCCGGTACGTGGGATAAGAAACCTTATTCACATGTACAGGTCACTCGAAGACCTGTAGTTCCAGAGAATGTTCGTCTCACAGATGTTACAGGTTATGAGCAGGACACTGAGGGTTGGGACCCAGAACAACAAACTACTCCACTTTCTACTGATGTAGAAGATATCATGGCAGACCCTGATTATCCTCAACTCCCTCGGTGGTTATCCACTTCACCTACTTCTGTGCCCCCTGCGAGGAAGAATGTTATGCCCACAATGGGACTTCGTTCAGGTCGCTTGATAGAGACAGATGATGGTAAAATAAAGGTGAATCCCGATAGGCCTCCTACACTTCAAGAGAAAACTGGATTACCCGGAAGTCGCGAAGAGTACCTTAGTGGGGATAAGACATTCTTGCAGCAGCATCTCATAGAGCATGAAGATGATGAGTTGCATGATAAGTTAGCCAATGTGATGCAGGTACTACAGAGAAGGACACCTTCTCTCCCACCCGGAGAAGAAAAATTCAGGACGCGCACAGAGCACACGCGTGGAAAGAAGCCAGAAGACATGCGCTTCATGACCGCTTCTCCTGACTACAGATTTACCTTCCCGGGGCAAAATCCCTTCGACCCCGAAGAAGACCCTCAACCAAGCCGACCTATTGGTGAAGCGTTCTATAACGCGCTTTATCAATCCGCATGGGGGCAAGCAGATAGCCCAGAAGAGGCAGAGCGCCTCTATAATATGGCTATACGTGAATATGCGTTGTCTCACCATTTAGCAGGGGAATTAGACTGGGGTGATGCTGTGGAACTCCCTCCAACTGAGGACGGGCAAGCAGGTCCAGAGTTAGATATGATTGACATCTTAGGTCATCATAGTGTAGATAGGTCCCTTTTCGAGCAGCCTGCGGAAAACGAAGATGCTGAGTTAGAGCACCACGCGGACCTCATTGATAGCCATGGGGATGATAACGCATATCGTTTCCATGAAGACACTGGTATCCCTGAATTTGCTGGGGAGATGATGTACCGTTCAGAGGACTTGGAAGATTTGTCACCGATGGAGAGGGCATATAAAACGCTGCGTTCTTGAGGTGGGCGACGTGGAAGTCTCACCTGAAGTCATTGCCGAGATAGATTTCGAGATGGGGAAACGAGATTTTCGTTTCTTCTTTGAAGATTTACTTGGGTTTCAACTTTCACACCATCATGACCGATGGCGGAACAATCTTGACTCTCATAATCGATATTGCGTGAAAGCAGCGCGTGACCATGGTAAATCTACATTGTTTCTTGCCTATCTTTTGTGGCGTACTGCATTCACTCCTAAGATTAAATCCATGGTTTTCAGTCACAGTCTACACCAATCTATTGCACATATGCGTACTATGGATGAGATGATTGAAATGATTCCAGCGCTCAGTGCCATGAGAAAGAGGGATGCTTGGTCGAAGACTTTCTTTGGGTTCAAAAATGGTTCCAGCATCACTGCTAAATCTGTAGGAGGTGCTGTTCGTGGGGCTCACCCTGACATTATTCTCTGTGACGATATTCTGTGGGGAACGACTGAGACGGAACTTGCACGTGTAGCATCTTGGTTCTATGAAGTTCTCGTGCCTACACTGCATCATACTGCTAAATTGATGGTGGTGGGGACACCTTTCACACCTACTGACCTTTACACAGAACTTGAATCGCGTGAAGGGTATCTTGTTGAGACATTTCCTGCCATATTGAAGAACGGTGAAGCGTTATGGCCAGAACGGTGGTCACTTGAGGCCCTTGATGAGAGGAGAAAGGATATGCCTGCTATAGCGTTCACACGTGAATATCTCTGTGAACCCATTGATGATATGAGCAGTTTATTCCCATCAGCAGTGATACAAGCAGCGCGCGATTCTGATTTGGTTTTACAGACACGAGCCACTGGTGAAGAAGATGACCAGTACTTCATCGGTTGGGACCCTGCTATATCGTCTGACCGACAAGCAGACTATACTGTGATGGTAGTGCTTAGACGACCAGCATCAGCAAGTGAGACTCTTGAACTTGTACATGTGGTACGGCGGAAAGGTATGGATTTTCGCTCTCAGATAACTGAGATACAGCGTCTGAATAGTAAATTCCAACCTGATGTTATTGAACTGGAGGCTAACAATTTCCAACGTGTGTTCGCAACAGAACTGCGCGCTGATACTGATTTACCTATCAAGACGTTCATCAGTACTAAGCAGAAACGTGAAAGTCTGCTCATGGGCCTTGTTCTCAAATTCGAAAATGAGCAAATGCGTTTACCCTATGGTGATGAAAGGTCTCGCGATATGACTATGGCTCTGGAACATGAGTTGCTCATGTTCGGGATGAGTAAGAAGGGACGTCTGGAAAGCATCGCGCGACATGATGATTTCGCAATCGCCATTGCTCTTGCTAATTGGGCAACAACTGAGTTCAGAGAGAGAATCATAGATTTAGATGAGATTATGCCGGGGTTGTTGGATTGATGTGGTCGAGTCTTTTAGTTGGTGATGATTATGATGCCGTGTGGGCACACCCTGATGAGCGTACTGATTTCGTACTCAAACAGTTGGCTCAACATCCTCTTTTCAAAGCCGCTAACACTCCTCCAGAACCGGGTAAGTTTGGGGATGCCCCTACACCTATAGATGAAGGGAAAGGTAAGATTGCCCCTAAAGGGATTAACGCTGAAGACCCAATACAAGAGGAAAAGAGGCAAGAGAAATTGAAAACAGACCTCATGGCTCTATCTTTTCCCCCCAGTGGGGATAGTTGGTTCGAACACCATTATGGTAAATCTGCTGAAGATATAGTGAAAGATTTACGCAAGAGGAGACGTAAGAATAAAGAAATGCGTGAAGAGATTGACGAGGCTATCAAAGCAGTGCGCATAATGAAGAAATTAGAAGTGGATAAAACACTTGAGTCTCTCTCTTGGTCTAATGACCATATTGACACTATTCATTCCATAGGCCTTTCAGAACGTGACCTCAAATCCCTACGTCGTTTCGGTGAGACACGTGCGGTATCTTTACAGCGCGCTTGCTCTGAGTTTCAACGTGCTGCTGATACAATTGCTAAACTCGCTCAAGTAGATGGTGAGTGGACTCAGGAAGAGAAGTCTTTGTGGTCTGAAGCGCTCCAGAAGCGCAATGGCGCTCGCACAATGTGGAGACATACTTTGCATCAGGCTGACACATTAACGAAAAATGATGTCGCTATGCTCACATTGGTTGCCCAACAACTGGAAGATAATGGCCCTATGGACTCACGCGGCCTATTGGAGTCTTTACATGAGCGCGCCTATGAGTCCTATACTGTACAGAAGATGGGTGCGCTACTCAAAACATATGGTCTTGAGTATGAAATAGAGAAAATAGACCGAAAGCGATGGGGGATTATGGATTCAAATGGTGGCATCATCATCAAAGACCCATGGGCTTACGCGGCTGGTTTTCTCGATGCTGATGGATATATCACCATCACTAAGCGTGGTGAGCCCAGAGCAGGTATCATTGCCACTGGAGGGCGTGGCCGTGACCATATTGAACAATTACACAAGACACTTGACTGTGGGGTGAAGCAATTAGACTTGAAAGTACACAAGAACAGTACACGTAGTCAACACCGTTTGCAGTTTTATAGTAATGATGATTTGCGAAAACTCATCAAGGGCACTCTCCCCCATCTACAACTCAAGAAAAAACAAGCGGCGGCGGTTTTGGAACATCTTGATTTACGAGGACAGAGTGGGGAGGACATAATCAAGCAGCGTGATGCCTTGTTCCGTATTGTCAAATGGGAAAATTGGAAGGATGTACCTAACATGCGTGAGAGACTACTTGATGAGTGGAATGTTGATGAAGAGACAGTATCTTCGTGGTGAACATGGCGGATGATGATAAGGGCATAATTGGGCGTTTCTTGTCGGGCTTGACCAAGCCTTTCCGTCGTCGTGTTACTCCTGAACCCATGATGCCTCTTTGGAAAACTGGTATTCAAGAGCCTGTTCTTGTGCAGGGTGTAAGTATACCTGCACTATATGCCACAGTGCAAGAAAGTGTCATTCTTCGTAGTACAATCAACACTCTATGTCAAGAGATTTTTCGAAGGGGGCATTATTGGCAGAAGAAATTCCATAAGAAATGCTCAGAGTGTGGAGAAGAATATAAGCACGATACTGTTGAAGAATGTCGTATATGTGATGGAGTTGAATTCCAAACTCCAGACTCAGATGAAATCATCTATCCTCGTTGGTTATTGGGCCAGAAAAACAGCATGGACCAATCGTTCATGGAGGTCATGAGAGAGATAGAGTGGGACCTCGATATTGTAGATGATGCGTTCATTGTACTTGTGAAAGAATATTATTTGGATAAGAAGACAGGAGAGATAGAATTTTCCAGAATCAAGGAGATACTGAGAGGAGACCCTACTTTCTTCCGTATTGTGGCAGATAAGCGAGGAGTAAGGGGAGGTCGATATCTCATCTGCCCCATACACAGAGACCGAACTTACCCACATGGTGACGATGAAGATAGTTGTGATGTGTGTAGTCTCCCTCTACAGGATGTACACTACGTGAACACTGCTGGGTCTGGAAAGACTCAGTATTATGTTGAAGGTGAAGTCATCCACATGAGTAAATATAACCCATCTAAACTGTACGGGCGTAGTCCTGTCGCCACTATGTGGCGACAAGCCATGACTCTTGCTGCTATGGATAATTACATGTATCTCGCATACAGTAAGCGTAGAATTCCTCGTGGTGTGCTCGCCATCACTACTGATAATATCCAATCAACTGCTTCCTTCTGGAAAGGCGCTGAAGAGAAAATGGAGAGAGACCCTCATTACATACCGAAAGTTGGAGTTGAATCCACCACAGGGCGTGGGAAAGTCGAATTCGTGCGCTTCATGGATACCTTGGATGAGATGCAATATGGTCAAGCACGTGAGGAATTGAGAACAAGAATAGCAGCGTTCTATGGAGTATCGAACATCTTCATGATGGATAGTGGCAAAGGTGGCGGTTTGAATAATGAAGGCATGCAGATTTTAGTCACTAATCGAGCAGTTGAGTTCGGGCAGAAACTTTACGCGCGTGAGGTATTCCCTCGCTTACTCAAGGAAATGGGAGTGAATGACTGGGAACTCACACTCTATCCCAATGAAGAAGAAGACGATGTTACACGCCTCCGTCGAGATGAGATGGAAGTTAATATCGCACAACGTATGATGCAACTTGGATTCCAACCAGAACTAACAGAAGATGCAGGGCGTGACCTGCGCTTCGTATACAAGAAGCCTCCACCCCAGCCAGCCCCAGATGCTGAAGGGATGGCGGGCGCTCCACCGGGGGGTGGGGGTGCCCCACCAATGATGCCCGGTGGCGCTATGGGAACTTCCTCCACCATGGCTCCCCAAGGTGGAGGTGGGGCCCCAGCAGGTGGTGGGTTACCACCGGGCGGCGCTCCTATCATGATGATGGAGAAAGCCGCTCTCAATATGGGATTAGGTGAAGGCACAGGGCAACGGAATCGTGGACCTGCACCTGTAGAGAATGTGAAAACCCCTGATGGTGCACCAAAAGGGACAACTCATCAGCGCGGCTTAGAAAAAACACCAATGGAAAGAGCGTTAGATGCTATCGATGCTGCTAAAGACCCTAAGAACGGTAAGAAGGACAAATCCAATTTACCGGGATAGGTTCAAGACCAAAGACTGTTTGGCTATGCTCATGACTGAGCAATTGCTCAAACTTGACCCTATGGTTCGCAAGTTGGAAACTGCAGTGCGTGAGTTCAAAGAAGCAACGGGGAATAATGACCTTGTGGCCGCTCAACAGTTACTTCGACAGATTTCACAGACGAGTGATTTCCTCGCTGAAGATGTGACTGCTATCTACAAATCTGAGCAAGAATCTAATCATGGTATAGGACCTAACGATATATACGCTGGTGGAGTACCAGTGATGAAGTTTGAGCAGAAGTCAGTTCCAGTACAACAACCCGACATCTTGGGCCTTGTACAGCCTCATCAGCAGCCACGAGGTTTCCAGCCTCAGCAACCTTCTTGGGGTAATCCTAACAGGGGGTGATTCCTGATGGCTGACGACGTTATGGTGCTTGTGAACACACTCATCTCTAAGATGGAGACGATGGATGGTGATATTCACCAACTTCGTGAGCAGAATCACGAATTGAAGAAAGCGATGAGTGACCCTTCTGTGCTATTGAAGCGCGCAGGTTTTGTCCGCGCCGATACTCCACCATCAGAGGATGTATGGGGAGACCCTTTGAGAGGTGACAAAGATGATGTTATCTCTAAGGGCGATGGTTCCACAATGACCATGCCCACCACTAATGAAGAATGGCATGAGATGGACTGGGATGATATTCACGCAATGGCCGAAGAGGCTGCCGCTATAGAAGGAAGGAATGTTTGATGAAGCCAAGATTTGTGAGCCCAAATGAGCGACCAGAGGTCCAAGCGACACTTCAGTACGCAAAGCGTTTAGAGGAGCGTATTGAGAAATCTCTTGTGGATGTAGACCATAGCGCCATTCGTAATGTGCGTGGAGTTGAAGTTGTATCTCCGCGCTGGTATGATACTAATCAACAGATACCCGGAGACATACCAGAAAGGGTAGAGAAGAAAGCGAGTAAGGTAGAGGAAATCACATTCATAGATGCGAACCCTCACCAGACTGGTTCTACACTCGCTTCTCATGAGAATAACGCGGGAGGGGACCCTCACCCACCATCTTCTTACACCTTTCTGTCTTCAATGAAGTCTCTATTGAAGATGAACAGGTGATGGTTGTGTGTCGTCCGAAAACGCTGCTGAATTCTATCATCGCGCACGCGACGATTTGCTGAAAGCAGTAGATGACGGTTTCGAGGCTTCTGAAGAAGCCGCAGATTATTATCTGGCTAAATTGAACGCTTCTCGTCATGGATTCGTATTTGTAGACGCTGAAGATATACGTGCTGGGCAACTATCTGATTCAATCATTAAGAAAGAGAAGGAGAAAGAAGAAAAGAGGAAATGGACTCATACAAAGACACTTACACCTGAGTCTGCACAGGAATTAGGGCTTGAAGGCACTAAAGGCAGTAGAGCAGACGTACTCGATGTCTCCATGGAACCTTCCTTTCCCGTCGGTTCGACAGGAGAGTTACCACAGCGACCAGCGAACCCACTGAGGGGAGCGCTATCTGATATAGGTATAGCCCCAGAGAATTATTATAGCACCTTAATGGAAGCGAAAGAGAACAATCCTGCTAAGTTCGCATCACTTATGGCACGTATAGTTTCAGAAATACCAGTTTCATTCACAGAAGGGGAAGATGCGAAAGCCAATCCTATCCATATGTCTCACCCATTAGAAGATATGGGTTTTTTCAGTTTGGCGCGCGCTCATGGGCATGTTTCTCACAGTATATATTCACAAAAGCATAGGGCACTTTACATGCCCAGAAAGGATGGTTCTATTCCAGTATACGATGTAGAGAAAGACTTGGATAGTTTAGAGGCGCGACATACAAAGTCTGGTAGACAAGCACCACATAACAGAGAGGGGGTTCTGGGGCCATGGCGATTAGAGGACAATCGTACCAGTCTTACTACATTGTATGAGAACGCTTACAAGGATTGGAAGCGTATGTATGAGGAAGTATATGGTACAAAACTATCTGGTAAAGATTCAGATGAGATACATCAAAGAAGACAATTCGCATTGCATACTGAATACGCTAATATGGGGTACAACCCATGGAATTTCCTGTATAGTGAAGGTGGTAAATTCACCCCTGAAGGGAAACCTCCTGCTGCCCCAGATGATGTGTTTGGTAGATTAGGGCCATTAGGTTGGCTTTCAGGCATGGAGATGTTAGGAGCCATACGTCATCCAACAAAAGGAGAGAGTGATTTCTATGAATCGGATAGTAGAGGGATTGGCGACAAAGGTGAGAGAGATGAACCTGTTAGGTTCTTGAGAGAGGGAGGAGATGCCCGAATCAATGCTTTAGCGCGCCTCCTCTTTGAAGATAATGCGGACATATATGGTTTACAGGATAAGAACACAAAGGAGGGGGGAGGTTTTGGTCGTGGTTTTCTACGTCGAATAGGTGCAATGCGCGCTTTCCCCATAGAGGCTGCTTTAACGCGACCTTTCATGGGAGCAGGTAGTGCGCTATTCCCAAGATATCATAATGAAATGCAGAATCGTAGAGGTGATAAGGGAACAAAGGAACACGAGAAAGATGAGAAAGAGGAAGCGTATGATGATTTGGCCCATTCTGCCTTGGAGAACTTATACAGTGATGATGGGACAGCCAGTCTCCGTCATCAAATAATACAGCGCCACAAAGAGAGCACTGGTGAGGAGAACCTCATGGGTGTATTACCTAAAGCAGATGGGAGTATAAGTGATAGTATCACCCTCAATAGAGAATTATTGGAATCTTATGTCCAGCAAGGTTTGCTGGATAAAGACCAGTTTCAGCAAATCATGGAGGACATCAAACATAATCGTAAGCGTTCATCATCCAATAGGCGTGCAATCGAAGACCATCATCACGCTCTACTTTCTCCTTACTTACCTAATTTAGATGACCCTCATGATATAGAAGGGCACGGAGCAGGTGAAATTGAATTCAATAATGGTCCTGCACACGTGTATCATGATGCACTTATGTCGCAAGGGGGCTTCAATGTCTCAGGCCCTGTTTTATTACCTTCCCTTGGTGATATGTATGGCTCTCTTATGGTGAGTGAGCATTTCAAAGATTTACCAAGAGTGCCTGCACATCGTGATGAAGATGACCCAGACACTATGAGTGCAGAGGAAGCATTAGGTGCAGGAGAAGAGCCAATTTTGACAGCAGGGGGTGAAAGGTTCCCTACCGCCTCTCATATGGATTTCAACCCCTTCATATCTGATTTAGGTTGGCTTTCTGAGATTGGACCGAAATCAGTTGGTTTGGCTGATGAGCAGAATGTGGTACGTCGAGTAGGTATGCGGCCAGATAAGTTCCCGAGTGGTAATATCATCACTCATAGCCCCAGAACAGCCCATTTAGAAGGCGCTCAAGCCGTAGCGAACACAGGGCAGAGTGGAGGACCAACAGGGGGCCTCAGTCGCCATTTTGGCCAACGGAGGAAAACAGGAGAGCAATATGAAAAGCACCGTGAACGACTTGGTGCTATAGGGCGTGTGTTCAATAGTGCAGGTGGTACAGGTGAATTGGGTTCAGCGGGGGCCCACGGAGGTCGCAGGGAGCCCCGGAGTACCCAACTTGAAGAAAGCGCGCCGGGGATGTTCAGTCTCATCATGCATTTATTCGGCTCCCATGCTCCAACGTCGATAGACCGACCTGAACAAGTGCAGAGTCTGAAGAAGAATATTCTCGATATGGTTGGGGACCCCCACCACGAAGGGTGGAAAGATGTCCTCCCACTTTTCCGTGCCCGTCGAGCGCGGATGAATAATCCCGACAATGCTGAGCAGGTATTGGGAGAAATGCTTTCAGAAATGGGTATCACTCTACCCTATGCGGAGGATGAGCAACGCATAGGGGCTGAGAAGGCTGATGATTTCGGAGTAGGGGTTTACAATATCTCTCTTCTTCGTGAAGGAATCCAGCGACTTATGAATGGTGAAGATGGTATACCACATCTCAGAGCCTCCATGGATGGGTATGAGCAGTTCCATGGTAGTTCCGACAACCCAAGAGAGTCTGCTCCTGATAACA